GAAAAACTTCAAAGGTTACTGTACACCATTAACCTATGGTGCTCAAGAAGAAAAACTGGATGAATTTGAAGAATTAGGGTACAGCTGCACAATACAATTAGATGGTAGTGGATTTGATTTGACCCAACATTATGAACTGAAAGAGATAATAGATATTGAGATATATAAATTGGTGAAACATTTAATACCTCACGTAGATGGTGATTTATTCATGCGCATAATAACACCAGAATTCAGAAATATTATACCTACAACTAGACTCGATAACAAAGAGAGAAAGCATGGTTATATGAGTGTAAGAGGTAAAACCTTTAGTGGATCCTGCGATACAACACTTATGAATACAATAAGAATGGCAATGTATTGCAGGTTTGCTGTTGAAAGATGTGATATCTATGATTATCACTTATGGGTGAAAGGTGATGACACAGTAATATTTTGCAAACCAGAACATTCAGATACTATAAAGAAATCCATCAATCAAATATTTTGTCCGAAAGAATTATATGATTTTGATTCAGAAATAAATTATGGACTAGGACAAATATCTAAGTTTATTAAAATGGGTACACTTATAGATTTTGATTTTTGTTCTACAATGTGTATCAAAACTGAAGATGGATTCAAGATATTGAGAAAATTGACAAATATTATAAATAAAGAACACCTTAGTGTCAAGATAACACAATGTGACCCAAGAGCTTACCATAATGAACTACTGATATCAGCAGCAAGCTGGTTAGGTGATAAGGACAATATTTTACACAAATATATGAAATTGGTACACCCTTATACACCTGATATAGCACCTATAAACAAACAAGGTAAATGCAAGATACGACTACCCACAGATGGTACAGTTTGTTATGAAGATAATTATATAGATTACAGATTCTACATACTGGAGGAGAGGCAAAGTAACCGCAGTTTTACCGATGAAGAGCTAGTTTGTAGTCTAATGAACATGGTAGATGATGATCAATTGAAAGCCTATCACACTATGATGGCTTTAGTTGACTTAGGACTATAAACACACAAAGGG